ACCGTCTGGCGGCCGTCACCTAGTTTCAACTAGCTACGATGAGGAGAAGCAAATATGGCTGTACGAAAGAAAAAGAAAACACCATATGCCCAACTTCGACGGTACGGTCTTTCACCCATCCAGATTGGACGGATTTTGCACCACCTCCGAACCATGACACTTAGTTGTGGTGAAGAGTTCACCGTGTCTCGGCTTAAGGAAATTAAGCAGTGGTACGTGACCGGACTCGGGGGCGGGGTATATCCGCTTAAGCACGTGGCAATCCGAAAAGGTATGATTAAAGGTCCACTTAGGGCAGTTTTTGCCTTAAACAAACCGAGGAGTATCATCGATTGCATAACTATTTTGTATACAAGTTATGTGAACACCGGTGGTATTACGCCCAAACAATGGACGAAGTTTCGATCTTCCGTTGAGCGGGACCCGGGGCCTGATTTATTCATACCGTATTTGAAGAAAGCTACGGAAGAAATTCAGTTACCGGAGTGGAGGACATGTACTTACATGTCTTATCCTTTTAACAGAGGACGGAGAGTGCCTTCAGTTAATGGTAATACGAAGGAAGACTCCCCGGATCGTCTTATTGACGACTTCTCAACTTCGGGTGTTTGGGACATATTGGATGAGTCGGGGCCGGAATGGGTCATCTCTAATAGTTTAGGTGACTTATATCCGGGCCTACTTAACACCAAGGAAAAATGGTGTGATCCATATGTAGGGAACATCGGTGTAATCCAAGAGCGTGGCATGAAAGCACGTTTTATCGCGAATCCCCGTCTGGTATACCAGATAGGCCTGCGATCTCTTGGGTGGTATTTGTTTTCAATACTCCGATCACTACCCTGGGACTGTACATATGATCAATCGGCTGGTACCCGTTGGGCCCGAGCGAAATTGTGCGAAGGCAAGCATTTGTACAGTGTAGATGTCTCTGACGCAAGCAATAACATACCACTTAGTAGTACAATGAGGGTTTTGCGCTGGCTTGACTGCCCAGTACAAGACTTGGAATTATTCGAAAAACTGTCCCGCTCTAAATGGAGAATTCCCAAAAAGATAAAGGAACAGGTTGCGCTAATTACAGCGTCGAATCGTATCCCTAATGATAACACGGAATACCTCCAATGGCGACAAGGACAACCACTAGGATTATATCCAAGTTTCCCTGCATTCGCCCTATGGCACGGGCTACTACTGCGTGCGTTGGAAATTCGCTATGGCCTTTCGGACACCTTTAGAGTGCTTGGGGATGATGTAATTATTTCAAACCCCTTAACCCATTGGGCATATCGAAAGACACTAGACGAACTCACCGTACCGATAAGTGAAACCAAAAGCTTATCGGGTATTAAAGCTGGAGAGTTTGCGGGTAATATTATTACTCCC